TCCCAAATAGGGACCAAACCATGTCGGCTGCGTCCTCTTCTATGTCGTCCCAATGTTTACGCTTGAGCTGCACAACGCGGGGGCTATTGAGTAGTTCAGTGGCCGATATGTTTGCCTTGCCTTTGCTATACGTGGGGCGCTTTAGGACATTGACAATTGTCTCGGGTAGGTTGTAGTTGTTAGTGAGTTTCATGCGAGCCTCCGATCAGTGATTCAAAATGAGCTGCTCGGGCATAGACGCCGCGCACCAGGTCAATTGCTTTTTGTTCATCAATACGGTTGGAACACATCAATGATGCGTATGCCATACCCAGGGCCAGGGATGCAATCATCCCGTTGTTATCTGCTTTGTCCATTGAATAGTCGACAAGATGAGCGGCCAGCCCATAGCCGGTGTCCATCAGATCGGTTGCTTTCTCTTCCATTGCTTTCTCCTGACTGGTTGTTCTGTGTGCGAATGTAACAGGTAGGTTCATGTACGTCAACAGTTTTTTTATATCTGGTATAAACGCCAATCAACATGAGGACTTTTGTATGCGACGAGCTGCCAGGCGCGACGATAATGAAAACGAAATAGTTCTATTCCTGCGGGAATGTGGGGCGTATGTTCGTGCGATTAATCACGCCGGCCTGTTTGATTTGTTGGTGTATTACAACGGCTACACGCTTTTATTTGAAATAAAAGATGGCAGTAAAGCTGCGTCGGCCCGCGATCTGACGGCGGCGGAACAGAAGTTCCATGATGAGTGGCCAGGAAATAATTTATTTATTGTTAATTCTGTAGAAGATGCGGTTGAAGTTTTAAAAAAATGTGTGTAATATGGAATCATTCCAGAGGGCTGGTTGGTTTGTTGATTGTTATTTTGGTTTCTCCTTTGATTGGTTTTGTGGCTCCGTAACTGGGGCCACTTTTTTCAGAGGCAACACGCATGGGGATTGAGCCAAGTTCCCATACGTGTTGGTGGTAAACGGGTTAGCGCCGTGCGTTGTTCCTTAGTTCGGTTTTAGCGCCAACACTGCTTCATGTGCCCACTAACAATTTACAGGAGCTGTTATGAAGATAACTGTCTATTCCAAATCAGCTTGCCCACAGTGCGATGCGGCCAAGAAACTACTGACTGCCAAGGGCATGGCATACGAAGAAGTTATGCTCGATGATGAAGCCGGCCGCACAGCTTTCTATGAGAAGTGCGGGCCATCGGTTCGCCAGATGCCACAGATATTTATTGACGACCAGCGCGTCGGTGGATTGGCTGGGCTGCACCAGGCGCTATGCCAGATCACCCAAAATTCTGCAGGGGTATTGACAGGCCCTGCAATTATTTGATATAAACGAAGCGTTGTCGTCGTGGGCAATACTCTGAAGCCATTTACACATGCCTCGCCCCGTTAAGGGGTACCACGACGGGGCAGTTGTAAGTGGCTTTTTTGTTTTTGAGACTGGGGTTGTGTTGCGGGTTAGCGCCGCAAGCTCCTTAAAGTGGACGAAAAGTTTTGAAAAAACACTGCTACATGTGAGCAGTCCCAGTCTCTCCTCCTACGGCAACCCTCAGAGCGGGTTAGCTAATAGGCCAATGTCGGGGCCGTACTCAAGAAACCGATGGCGCTTTAATAGACCCCCGGCGCCGCAGCGTTTCGTAGCGACTGCATAAAACGACCAAGCAAACCGACAATCAGCGTCTGGCCCACGACACGGGCGGTCGATAGTTGAATACGACGTTCCGCGAGCAGCAGGTTTCGACTGGCTGGTGACTTCCACATATCTGTCCACAAGGGTACAGGTCGGGAGTCTCGGGGGTCTACTATCGCTATACGTACTGCCTGTTATAAATAAACAGGAACAACCTGTTGCAAACCATCTTGAATACGTGTATAGTCGATTTCAAGTTTAAAGGAGAGGCGTATGACAAAACACGGCGGAGCTAGGATTGGCGCGGGCCGGCCGGCGACACCAATAGATGTAAGACGAGCGATTGTGCTGCGTAAACAGGGGCTTTCGTACCGACAAATTGCAGAAAGATTTGGGGTGACAGAAACAGTTGTCAGGCGGGCAATCAGAAACGAAACCAAAAAGGAATCAATATGAGAGAGAAAACAGGCGGAGCAGCATTCCCTACACCCAGGTTCATGGTCGACGATGAGTCGCGGATCTTGGGCTTTTCAATTAACACCGACGGCATGTCGCTGCGGGACTACTTTGCGAACACGGCGATGCAAGCGTTGTTGGCTGGCGGCGCGCACCCCAACGTGTACCAGCTGGCAGCAGATGCATACAAAGCAGCCGATGCCATGCTAGAGGAGCGCGACAAATGAAGCCAGCTAAAGAAGTATGTTTACGCATGGCGCTATACCAGTACACCGCCCGCAATGAGCAGCTCATGTGGCGCTGGTTGTTTACCTGGGCGGCATGGAAAGATGAGCCTGAATTCTTTGCCGACCCCAGGGTGCCTGTGTTCAAACCGCGCAAAGCCAAGAAGCGCTGGAAGAACCTGACCAATAGTGAAACAAACGCAATCATTAAGCAGATGCCGAACTGGACGACGGACCACCTGAACACATTCATCTTCAAGGTGCTTGTTGAAGAGAAATTCAAGGAGAAGAACGCATGACCGAAGAAAATTTTGGTAAGGCTCTTCGTGCCGATAGATTTGCACTGGGTTTTACTCAGCAAGAATTTTGTTCGGAGCTTGCCAAATTTGCAAAGACAGTCGTTTCTCAACAAACATTGGCACGATGGGAAAAAGGTGCAATTCCACACCACTCTAGCCGTGTAAATTTATTTCAATTTTTAAAACATAGCCTTCAAGCCCGCGGGCTCCAGTCTGACGTTTTAAATTTTGAATTCCCAGAGTCAACTAAAAACAAAAACACGGTCAAAGAACTTATGAAAATTCTTGACGACCAAGCATTAGAGATTTCCAAATTAAAAGATGTCATTCGGACATTGATCAGCTAAAGGAACAACCATGAAAAAAGAAGAATTACTTGACCAACTTGCAATAGAAATGTTGCGTCTTGCACCGCATTTGTTGGTGAAAACTTATGAGGTTTATGACCTTGCAAAGGCAATGGTAGATCGTAGACAGCACATCCTTGATCAATGGGCTTTGCGCGATGTCAACACCGGGGGTGTGATTGCATCCTTGGGGCTAAGTGTCAGAGCTTCTAAATGTCTGGAGGCGGATGAGATTTACACAATCGGTCAGCTGGTTTACTACACCGAGAATGATTTACTAAAAACGCCCAATCTAGGCCGCAGAAGTCTGAATGAAATTAAAGAGAAGCTGGCCGAGCGAGGACTGAAGTTGCGGGGGCAGGCGTGATAGTCCGTAAGGTCAGGGGCCAAAACAAAGTTGGCAAGATCATATTACTCAGGACCGAGGTGGACATGATTCGCAAGATGGGGCTATCTGTTGGGGATTACGTTAAACATGCTCTGCTGCGGATTGCCAAAGAGCGACGATGGAAATGGTACTTTAACAAGGAGAAACAATGACTTACAACGCAGAACAAATTACCTATATGTTGGCGGAGGCCATAGACCAAAACCGTGAGTACAAGTCGTGGCACTGCAGCACTCAGCACCTGATGGCTCTTGTTGAGAGGGTTGTTGCCGAGGAGCGTGAGGCGTGTGCAAATACGGCGGGTCTTGCATTACTTGGCGCAGATAAAGCACTAAGTGATCGGGTTTTAAAAGCCATCCGAGCAAGGGGACAAGCATGACCAAGAAACAAAGAGCATATCTACACATCCTTACTTTGCCGTTTGTTATTTCAGCGGCAGTTGAGTTTTTACCTGCGTGGTTGTATTGGCCTATTGCCGTGATTTGTGGCATGGCATGGTTCGGTGCTTGTGTAATTTTGGCGGAGGTAAACCATGACTGATGACGATGACATCCAAGACTATGTTCGCCCATGGGTTGGGCTGACGGATGAGGAGATCATGCAATGCTTAGATCAAGCACATGGAGTAAATATGCGACTTGATGGATTTGCGCGAATTATTGAAGCCAAACTCAAGGAGAAGAACACATGAAGCCCTTGAGTGAAACAACTGCACGAACAACCATCGGCATGATGCGTTCAATCGCAAGCCACAAGCCAATCAGTCCGTTTCACCTGATGGCGGCTGATGAGATGGAACGTTTACTCAACGAAGTATTGGAATACAGAAAGGCAAACAATGAGCGAACCAAGTCTAAACATATGGGAAAAGGCGCTGGGATGGCGCAAGAGGCAGATGATCATCAAACAACTTGATCCGGTAACCAATCAGATCAGGAACAACACCTTGGAAGAGGTGGCCCAAGAGTTTGACAAGATGAAGAACGGTGGGGATACCACGGCCAGCTTTGCCGTCTACGTTCGGAGCATGAAGCGATGATCAAATACGACGGCTATGACGAAGCAATCATTGGACCTGCGCATATTTGGCGGGACCATACAACAGTTGCAGTCCTGGTTTACGACGCAGAAAAGATTGCAGAAATACTAATGCGGGATGGATGCTCGGCCGAAGAGGCCAGGGAGTTCATTGAATTCAACATAGAAGGCGGATACCTGGGGCTTGAAACGCCTGTTCTGGTATGGCCTAACGACATATGGGACGAAGAAAATGATTGAGAAAGCATCAGCCGATGAGCATCAGGTGGGTGGCGACCACTATCACCAAATCGGCATCCAGCCTTGGGCCGTCATGGAATCTGTGCTTAGCCGCCAGGAATTCATAGGCTACCTGAAAGGCAACATCATCAAATACAGCATGAGAGCTGGCCGCAAAGAGGGGTCAGACGATGCCGCTAAAGCTTGGCATTACAAACAAAAGCTCAATGAATTTATAGGTTTCGACGCACCATTTTAAGGGAACGACATGTTAGAAAGAAAAGAATTAGAACTGAAACAAATCAGGCTGGACGGCGGCACCCAGGTGCGCGCAGCAATTAAAGAAGAAGCGGTGATGCGCTACGCTACGGACCTGGAAGGCGGGTCAGTATTCCCACCGATGCGGGTGTTCTTTGACGGCACAGATTACTGGATGTCAGATGGATTCCACCGGTATCACGCAGCCCTACGGATTGGGATGGCCACCTTCCCGTGCGAGGTAGAAACAGGCACCCCCAGGGATGCTCTGTTCTTTGGTAGTAGTGCCAACAACTTGCACGGCCAGCCGATGGACAACGCCGACAAGCGCAAGGTCACTATGATTTTCGTAGAAGATTTTGAATGGGGCGAGTGGAGCAATGCAGAAATTGCCAGGAAGGTTGGCGTGTCTGCGCCGTTCGTTGCCAAGATGCGTGGGGAAAGCGCGCCGGCCGTGCGCAAATACATAACACCCAAAGGCAATGTGGCCGAGAAGCGAAAGCCCGAAAAGAAAGATAAGCCAGCTAAGCCAGCCAAAGCAGCGCCCCTGGTTGAGCCACCCAAAGCAGAGCCACCAGCGGTAGATCACCGCCAGGAAATGGTAGACGAGCTGATTGCTCAAAATGAAACATTAACCGACCGCTTGGCCGTCAAAGTCATGGACGCGACAGCCGAAGAAAAGAAAGCAGCGGAAGATTTGATCAAACAATTGCGCGAAGAGATTCGTATTCTGAAACTAGAAATGAATGCGGTTAAATCCAGCCGGGATAAATTCCAGTTGGAAAACGCGCAGCTCAAGCGTCAGATTTCCATGCAACAAAGACAACTTAAAGCCTACGAATAAACAAGGCCCAAGCCGGCGGGCATAGTGTGCCGGCAGCGGAGAATCAAAATGAGTTTACAACTAAGGGATTATCAAGACGCTACCCTGGCAGCGCTACGCCAGGGGTTTGCAGAGGGAAAGCGCGCGCAGATACTTTATGCACCGACCGGAGCGGGCAAGACAGAAATGGCTATTGCTTTGCTCAACGCAACCAGGGGTAAAGGTAACAAGGCAGCCATGCTGCTGGACCGAATCATTCTGTGTGACCAGACCAGCGAGCGATTAGAAAAATACCATATCCCGCACGGGGTACTGCAGTCAGGCCATTGGCGCTATCGGCCGTATGAACACATCCAGGTTTGCTCAGCTCAGACGCTGGAAAAGAGGGGCTCATTCCCAGGGCTGAACCTTTTGATTGTGGACGAGTGCCACACAACGCGGCAGCAGACAGTTGATTTCATTAAGAATAATCCGGAGGTGCGGGTCATCGGGCTGACGGCCACGCCTTTCACCAAGGGGCTGGCCCATATCTATGACAACATCGTCAACACCATCACAACCCGGGAGCTGGTAGAGCAGAAGGTATTGATGCCTCTACGTGTCTTCATTGCCAAAGAAATTGACATGACCGGCGCCAAGAAGGTGGCGGGCGAATGGTCCCAGGCCGAGGCATCTAAGCGGGGCATGCAGATTACCGGGAACATTGTCGAGGAGTGGATCCGAAAGACCAATGAAATCTTTGGTGGTCCTCGTAAAACGATTGTGTTCTGTTCGGGCGTCGAGCATGGCGCCGACCTGGCCGCACAGTTTGCAGCCGAGGGTTATAACTTTGTATCGGTCAGCTACCGGGATGATGACCAGTTCAAGCGGGATGTGATTGAAGACTTTGCCAGGCCGGACACAGAAATACATGGACTGATTGCCACGGATATCCTGACCAAAGGCTTTGATGTACCTGATGTAATGATCGGCGTGTCGGCCAGGCCGTTTAGCAAATCTTTATCGTCGCATATCCAGCAGATGGGCCGCATCATGCGCCGGGCTGACAACAAAGAGTTTGCTGTCTGGCTGGACCATAGTGGGAACTACTTACGCTTCCAGGAGGATTGGGAAGCGGTCTATCACAACGGCGTCGATGTCCTGGATGATGGAAAAGAAAAGGCCAAGAAAGAAAAGACAGAAGACGAGAAGAAAGAATCCAAGTGCCCATCGTGCGGGCATCTGTGGCCGGGCGGGTCTGATACCTGTTTGCATTGCGGCCATGTGCGCGAGCGTCAGAACAAGGTAAGCAGTATTCCTGGTGTATTGGAAGAGTTGGAAGGGATGGCCAGCAGGGATAACAAGCAAGCGTTTTGGGCGATGTGCCAATGGTATGTGAAGTATCGCGGGTGGTCGAGCGGCCGCGCTGCGCATTGCTATAAGGATAAGTTTGGGGTGTGGCCCAGGGGCCTAGCTGATTCGGTGGCGTCGCCTGATATTGCGTTCGATAAGTTTGTCAAGAGCCGGCTGATTGCATACCTGAAAGGGAAGGGTAAATGACTGACCTGATTAGCTATTGCAAGCTGCATGGCATCCTGATTGATAGCCCTCCACCGATTGGTTACTGGCGCCGATACCCGACGGATGATCACCCAAACAGTAGGAACGGAGCGGTCAAGTACATGGGAACCCATGCGTTCGTGCAGAACTGGGCGACCGGCACGGAGGTGGCCGTGTGGCATGCGGATGAATTGAAACCGGCTGATGTAGTGCGCATACAGAAGCAAGCCAATGATGCCGAAGCGCAGCGACAAAAGCAGGGGAAGGAGGCGGCTAGCAAGGCGGCTTGGATCCTGGGCCAATGTCAATTCGGTAGGCATGACTATCTGAAAGCGAAAGGTTTCCCGGAAGAGCAGGGGAATGTATGGGCGTTCAATGGTCAGCAACTGTTGGTCATTCCGATGCGGTCGGATGGACACTTAGTGGGTGTACAGTTAATTGACCAGGTTGGCGGGAAGAAGTTTCTGTCCGGCCAGCGCACGAGCGGAGCTGAATTTATATTCAACAACAAAGGGATGCACATCCTGGTCGAGGGGTATGCCACGGCGTTGTCTATCCGGCTGGCCTTGTCGCAGCTCAAGCGTCGCTACACATTGCATGTTTGTTTCAGCGCGGGGAACATGGTGAAGGTGGCTGCCAGGTTGCCGGCTGGGGTGGTCATTGCTGACAACGATACCAGCGGCACCGGCGAGCGGGTGGCCAAGCAAATCGGCTGGCCGTATTGGATGAGCGATGTCGAGGGAGAGGATGCCAACGACACGCACCGGCGGCTCGGGTTGTTCAAGTTTTCCCAAAGCCTGACCCGGTCAGTTGTAATACTCTGAAATCTGAATGGGCCGGACCGTGAACTGTTTCGGGTGTTCACGCTCCAGCTCTTTAATGCCGGTCATTATCTCGATGCCCAGGTCAAACGAAGCCTGACCTAGGCCTAGATAATCGGCCGACACAGTAACGACGCCGTCCTCCTCATGCAGGAATATTGCGAATAGTGTTGGGCGCTTCTTCATTAATGCTCACAATCTTAGTTTGTTTGCCGTCCATGGCATCATATTTCAAAGCCAGGTCGGTGACCAGCCGGATGATATCTAACCGGCTGGCCGCCTCCATTGTCAGCGTAACTTGATGCTCGCGGATGATGGTTACCCAGTATTTCACGACGTCCACCAGGCCACCAGCAGCGCAGCAAAGCCGACGCCGATAGCCACGGCCGTGAGAATGTCGAGTGCGGTTTCGTAACTTTGTTTCATCGGATGACCTCTTACCAATTCGCGTATTTCTTGAACGCCTTTTTGTATTCGGCGTAACTCTCAAATGGTCCGTTGCGTAGGCAATGATGCAAGAATAGTTCATCCATAAACCAGCCCTGTGCCAGCTCATCCCCTGATCGGCCCAGGTCTTTATATTCCTCGCCGTTGTAGTACTCGGCCAGGACCATCTTCACCTCGGGCCATTGGAAGCGGCCCCTGGCGGTTTCCACCAGGCCGACACCGGCGACGCGGCCGTATCCGTCATAAGACCCGGTAAATTTTTTGCCATTGGGCAGCAGCGCTACCACCTCGCTAAGCCTGGGGATGTCCTTCAAGTTGGCGACGATTGGCAGGTGTGTTTTTGCGCATGTTTTAGAAAAGAAACCCATAATAAATTCTCCTTTAGATTGATGGAATAGTTGGTAATTTGCGGTTGGTCGTAAACAGGGAGCCGGCGCCGTTGCCTTCGTCGTCGCGGCTTGGGTAAAAACGCAGACCATTGTCTAGCGTAATGATGAGCGGGCGGTGGTGCCAATCTACTTCGTTGGCGTCCTCTTCGGTCATGTAATCAACGGACACAATGCGGCGGCCCACCAATAATTCGGCGGCGGCTTTGGTCCAGCGGTCTTGTATGTCGGTCATCGGATGGACTCCTTTATGCGGTTAACCGGTTGTACTGGTCGTTGATTTCTTCATCGGTGCAAGTGGTGAAACCTCCTTTCGCAAAAAATTCTGTGACTTCTTGCACCAGGTTAAGCTCCACCCCATTACCCAAAAACCAATCGATTTCGTTTTGAGTCAGGGCTAAAATTTTGTCTTCTCTTGTGATCATCGGATGAACTCCTAGTTGTTGTCGATTAGTTCCAAGGCCTGGGCCTTGCATGTTTCTACCTGCTCGGGCGTCATGCCGCGGGCTAGTTGCTCGGCCATAGCGACACAGTCGCGGGCGCGTTTTCTGTCAGGCGCGGTTATAGCTAAAACCAGCGCGAGCGTGAGGGCGTGGGGTTTGTTCACCGGATGGACTCCTAGCGCTGGCGCGCTTCTGCGCGGCCGGTTTCGATCAGGCGCCGGGCCTCGGCGCGGTCGTCGATCTGCTCCGATTCCAGCATGCGGCGCAGCATGCCGGCCTGGGCTATCGTTTGGGCCGGTGTCTTGGCGAGCTGGTAGCGCGCGCCGGCGTTGATATAGTCTGCTTCGGGGTGGTTCATTGTTTAGGCTCCTGGGTTTCATTAAATAAAGCTTGCGCGCCGCATTCGGGGCAATCATTGGTCTGTGGTCCGATTAGTTGGCCGATATCGGTTACGGCGCCGCATTCGGGGAAAATTATGGGGTCGTGCATGGTTTACCTTTCGTTAAATGGTGCAGCAGCCGCAGCATGGCGCGTCTTCGCACCGGCCCTTTTTGTTTCGGTAGAATTCCCGGCCGCTAAAATTAAAAACGTCACTAACCCTGGGCCGGTCCGTCGTGTAGGTCATGCGGTCGTCGTCGGGCTCCAGCTCGGCGGTCCGGGTGTCGGTGTTGTAAATAATAAAATCCCCGGGGTTTATCCGGGCGCCGGATAAGCTGCATTTGCCTGGGTACTTTGCGCGCATCTTTTTCAACATGTTCAACCTTTCAAAATTGGGATAACCCGGCGCGCCTTGGCGTCGGTCTGTTTTGCTTTGCTGCCATGGGCCCGGAAACCTACGATAAAAGCGCGGTCGGCCCGGCTACACCAGGGGCTAAAATTTCCGCAGCTCTCGCATGTGGCGCCGTCGCGGGTCTGTGCCTGGCAAATCACAATCTGCCGGCCTTCGGGCGTGTAACTGATTTCGGGCGTGTCGGTTGGCACAATGCAAGCGACCGGGCCGGCGTTCGTGTTGGCCAGCTGGTCGGCGTGGCCGGCGTCGTCGGCGCTTAGGTTTATTGTGAAGCCCCAGGCGTTGGCGTGTCGTATCCATAGCAGCGCGTCGGGGTGGTGTTTGTGCGTGTATGTGAACCCGCGGCGGCCCCTGTTGGCCTTGACTATTTCCCCGAGCTGGTAGGCGTCGATTGTTTCCCCTTCACCTGGTAAATCCCCGGCGACGTTCATCCGCCACACTTGGGCGGGCGGTAGGCTGGCGATTGCGCGCGCGTGTGCTGCGATATCGTGGCCGCGGGTCGGGACCTTGTCCCAGGTCATGCGGGTGTAAAAGTCTTCGCCGTAACAGTCTTCGCCGTAGTGGCTGCAGCTGGGCGGGCATGAGCTGCGCGTGCTATACGTAACCGGGATTGGGCCGGTTTTGCGGTTCCCGCTGCTGCGGATAAAGTGAAATTGATTCATTTTTTAGGCTCCCAGGTTGACGGATAAAAAGCGGTCGGAAATAAAGCGCTCAATCTTTGCCATGCTTTCGGCGCGCTGCTTGGCGCGGGCCTTGGCCTTGGCGCGCTTGTTGGCTGCATGGTCCCGGCATGCTTGGCGCCAGCCGGCCGCGTATCCTCCAGGATTGGGCGCGAGCTGGTCGAGCTGGTCCAGGATGCGGGCCGGGCATGCGTAGGCGTGGGGGCCGCAGTCTTCGCTCATGTCTTTGTAAAAAAATTCGGTCAGGCCGTTGCGCTGCTTGCGGCGCTCGGTCAGGCATACCAGGCCGGAATAATGCGCGGCGCCGGTGGGGTCGGTGCGTTTGCTGATTGCGTACCAGGTCGCGCCAATGGTGGCCGTGTCGGTTAT